ATTATATATGCCGGTACCACGCCGTCGCATACGGTACATATGGCGCGCAAACTTGAATAACGGAACTGTACGCTGGTACAATCACGCCACTGCAAGGCGTATTACAAATGTTCCACCGTTCCTTTACTCTGTTCGAAATGTCCCCAATAATGTCGCAAATCACTTTTTAAATAGAGTAAATATGAACACTAATCAAGGTATGACATGGTGGTTGTTTACATCAGAGTATTGATATTTATTTCGGTGGGTTAATAATCACTGGTCGCATATTTGTCAGAACAACACCAATCACAAGCCCAATAAGAATCCCTAGGATAATGGGATTGCTCTTGAGCTTATCAATTGGATTCTCCTTTTCTTGTGGTAGTTGAAGTAGTTGTGGACGAAATACGGGTTCCGGTGTTTGACGAGCGGGCCATTCGTTTGGCTCAGGTTCGGCGTTTTTTGACGACAGGAACGGCGGGGGACTCCTCTCCTCCATTATCATCAGAGTCGCTCTCGTTTTTATCTGGAACAACAAACCCCTTCAAATTTCCATCTTCATCTGCATCTTCATCTTCTGATTCGTCGTCCTCGTCGTAGTCATCCGACTCGTCGTCCGTGTCAACATCGTAAGCATCCTCGTCAGAATCATAATCATCAGAACCGTAATCATCCTCAACCTGCTCGACAGGCTCGTACCGAACGGGCGGCTTGGACACGCGACCACTCCGCGTACGAGTTTCACTGACCGTGGGATTTGACTCTTGCGGGGACGAAGGCGGTGGCGGCTCCATCCTCTGGATAATCCTTGATCGTCTCGTTTAAGTACTTTGGAAAGAAATAAAGACCCTTTGACACTGCAACTTGATTTATAGCATATTCTCCCTCGTAACTGAGCTCCCCTGCAATATCCTCAAGTCTATCTTGATAGACGGTGTCATCTGCGTGGCGTATCCCGAGCCCAATGTCTCGGATGTTATCAACGGCTGCGTAGAGTGCTTTCGCGGACAAATCAATGTCAGACTCGAGTTTATCTCTGAAAAGGTTCATATTATTTAGGAAACGCTGCCAGCTCATTGGGTCGAGGCCAGAGTAGGGATGTACCGCCTGTTCGTACTTCAGGAACTGGCCGTGCGCTCCTTTCGGAAATACAAGCCATAAAATCGCTGCCAGGAGGACTACCAACAGTAACGACCTCATCTACTATACTCGGAGGAAGAATATGTTCCGAACCGACGAAACCTTTGCACTCCTCGTTAAAACACCTCTGACTGATTCGCCCTTTGTTCAACATGAACCAAACATGATTCGACTTGTGCTCGTCCTTGATCCTTTCACAGTACTTCGAGTCCGACTGGACGTACCAAGCGTCGCTCCCCTCCTCCATCCGCTGAATCTTCTTCACTTGCGTCCGCCGTTGTCCTGGAAGGTAACGCTGAATAAACTCTTCGACGGGCTCGCTCGCAAAAATCAATTCTGGCAAACTGTCCTTCTTTTCGTTCGCGGGACACCGAATCGAAAACAGTGCAAGCGTCTCGACACTCGGCTCTTTTGGAAACTCCTGACCCCCAAGTGTCTTCCACGGAATATACGGACCTCCTGATGGCTTTTTGTGCGACCACAGCATTCGAAGCCCAGATCCACCGTATACACTCGAATCAATCACCTCAGCCCAATCCACCTCTTCAACTTCGGGCAGAGCAAGTAGAATACGAGACCGGAGAGTAATCGCCTCCTGCTTCGTCACCTTGAGATCCGGCCAGTGAATGTGCACCCCGCTCTTAATTAGCTGTCCGCTCGGGCCTTTGACTGGTCTGGGCTGCGCTCGAGCAATACAACAACGGCCCGGTGATCCAATTGCATCATGTATGTCCTCGCAAATCGCCAAAAGAGCCTCATCCTTTAACTTATCCGGAGCTTTATAGTCCAGATCGACGAAAAATTTGAATACATTCGTTTTCTGCTCAACGACATACAGTTTGTGTTCTTTCAACTGGTCAATGTACACTTGAAAGAACGCATCCATGTCTTCATCCTGAACATATAGAATCCCCCCATTCATCAGGGTATGGGTCCCTGGTGCTCGTGGGACGATCCACGCGTCCATTACCATTCTAGACTTTAAATTCTTTAGGTCACTCATCCTCGTCTGAAGAAGTCTCGAGTGCGACTCTGGCCCAGAAACTCTTTGGCTTTTTCTTGGTCTCGTTTGGAACTTCTGGCACCTCCTCTTCAGGGGCAGGTGCAGGTGCGACAGGCTCGTCCTCCGCCTTGGCCGCCTGGAGTTCCTCGAGCTTCTCAATTTCGTAGCACAAACGGCGAATAGTCATCTGCTCCGCGAGTTCCTCTGGCTTTGAACCATCGTTTCTGAGCTCTGCGAGCTTCTGGGCGTACCACAGCTTCGAAGGAGTCATCTAGTATCGCTTCAGTTCTTTTTCACCCTCAATCCACGCGCCGAGTAAAACGCCTGTGCACATTAAAGACATAGACCCACATGCGCTCCATAAAGTACGCCTCGTCTGGATTGCACGCCGTGTGCTGGTCGAGTAGGTTTTTGTAGTATTCGCGTGGCCGAGACAGGATGAAATCTTTGCGGACCCCAAAACAGGCTCCGATGTACATGAGCAAGTGTGGGAACTCTGGCCCTTCGCCTATGTGTTCCTTTGACCACTCACCGAGTGTCAATGGACACTGCTTGACATCTGGGCGTGGTTCATGAAAGTACGCGGGGACACTCACAGCCGTCAAATTGGGTGTGTACCCTTTTTTCATCAGACACGCGTGCCACTCCTGAAGAGGCAGTACCGGACCGATGTGATCAAACGGATCGCCTTGGAGAAAGACGGTGTACTCTGGCAAGTTTTCATAATTTTCAACTAAAAAGTGAAGATAGGTGTGAGCCTCGCGACCGATATTCTCAAGAGGTATCGTCCCCTCGAGAGCATCACCGCCTTTGTTGTACACATGCACCTTGTACGGAAGATTCTTGGTCCAGTCTATAGACTCTTTGTACCGGGACACAACAATTTCCATGTTAAATTCTTAAATTAAAAGGGGTTTTGTTTTTATTTCGAATTGCATTTATAAATTCGGGATTTTTAATGACATGGGCCCGAATCATCGGCCACAAATTTGACCGATTCTCGATACCTTCGAGAGTGTCAAATTCACACGCGTCATTCTCATCGTAATTTTTGCGGAACGGTACGACATTTCCTTCCATTTTGTCCTTCTCCTCCTTGAAGCGACGGACGATGTGTCTCTGTTCTATAGGAGTCATGGGAAGGTCAAAGACATAGACATGGTAGTGATTGACAACATCCACCCCATCTTCAATGTCTCTTGGTTCAGGTGTATCAGTCGAAAACTTGAAGTAGGTGTAAGATCCCCTCTTCAAGTTGATCGTTCCGCGTGTTTCTTCTTCGAGTTCTCGGACCGCACACCGAAGTGGGTTGAGAATCTCGCGTCGGCGACACCCGCCTGTTACGAATGTCCACTCTTTGTACCTCCTGTCGTGAACGACCAGAAAGTGAGGGACACCCTCAATTTGGCTCATCGGTATCGCTACTGCTTTGTGTCGCTCCCTTGGAAGCTCTCGAGTCGCCATCGGGACTCTCTATTAAGTCTGGCCCAAAAAAATCCTGAAGTTTCCCGCTGCGCTTGTCGTAACTGATAAGAAACACGATAGCGGCGATGATCAACCAAAACCACAAAGGCATCTTGTTAATAGTCCTTAGGACTATTTAATTTGCGTACAGAACGCTTGCGAGACCATTCTTGATTCTGAGGACGTTATAGTTGACTGCGTAGAAGTATGGGCTAGAGATATTGGGGTTGGTCAGTGCCAGAAGGCCGGTGCGGCCCAGGGCATCAGTCAGAGACACCGGTGCGACGATGCGGTAGGTGTCGAGCCGAGAGAAGTTGATGGTGCCGGTTGGCTGGCTCTTGGAGGTGTCGAGGCAGTAGCTGATGATGGCCACATTCGCCTGCAGATTGTTGTGCATGTAACCGAAGGGCGTGTTGTAGTACTGGGGAATGTCGACCCACTGGGGCAGGTGGCGGAACTCGCCGACATCCGTGCCGTTAATCTGGGTCTTGATCATGTAGCTCGAGGCAGTCAGGGAGTTGTTGCCGTTCTGGTACACATTGTCGTAGCGCTGAGACTGCCACGCGATGTACTTGACTGGCTGAGCCAGAGACAGCTCCTGAACTGCGCCGTTGCCGATTGGCACACGGTTCACCTGGTGGATGAGCATGTCGTGGCTGTTCTCGGCGAAAAACTTGCGCTCCGCCTGGTCCAGGTAGATGAAGTTGGCCCAGCAGGCAAAGGTCAGGCTTGCGTAAGTGGTGGTAGTGTTCGCCGTGCCGGTGAAGAAACCCAGCTGAGTGCCCACAACAGTGGCAGAGGCAACGGCAGTCGCCTGCGCACCGAAGGTGACAGTCACAGTCGTGGGAGTTGAGCTTAACACGACCACTGGGCCAGTCAGTGGCAGACCAGCCACATACTGACCGGGCTGAATGCTGGCACCGGCAGTTGGCGAGTTCACTGGGTTGATGGTCAGAGTTGCCGAGGTGGAGCTGGTGGTGATTGAAGTGGTGCCAACCACAAGTGCAGTTGTCACTGGGGCGTACACATTCAGGGACACAGTCACATTAGATGCACTGCTCACATTGCCCACCTGCTTCACGACCGCCAGGGTGTTCGAGTCTGGCACGGTCGAGGTGGTCACCAGAGAGCCGGTGAACAGAGGACCGTTCACCGAGTTGTAAGACAGGTAGGCGACATTGGAAGCCACGGCGGTGATTGCGGTCGCCGCCACATTGATGGTTGCCTGTGGCACGGCGGACAGAGATGGGTTGGTGGTGGCACCGAAAGTCACAGTCGAGCTGAGCTGGCTCGACCAGGTGATGCGGAGCTCCACATCGTGGAACTGCAGAGCCACCAGAGGCAGGGCCAGGAAGTAATCCTTGCAGAAGAACAGTTTCAGAGGGAAAAAGGTGGTTTTCTGGTTAGTGGTAGTGGTGCCAGCTGGTGCCAGGTTCAGGTAACGCTGAGAA